AAATGAACTTTTCTAGGATCTTTTTCATGAAAAGAAAGTTGATAAAAGTCAAGTAGGTCCCCATTAATTAAGATACTATCCACAGATTCTGCTTCCATTCTGTCACATGCAGTTTCTATTGCATCTTCATCATGATAGGGAATGTGTAAGTCACCAATAACACCTAACTTCTTACAGCCTGTAGGAAATGTGAATGTTCCTCTTTTTTGTGTAAGAGAAGATGGTAATGATACAAAATTATTCATAACTTTAATTTTAAGTTCTTTTTGAAATTTTCTATTAGCCATTTTTTTTCTTGACTTATTTCCTGATTGACCTCTATAATATCTCATTCTATCATAAACAATATCAAAAGTTTCAAAGAATGCTTGATTTTCTTGATATATTTTACGGGCTAGAGTTTTAGTAGGAGAATTTGGAAACTTTTCAAGATATTCTAAAATAATTTTAGTATTTGATTTGAAAGAGTTATGAGATTTTTTAGTCATAAGTACATAATAATATAATAAAAAATGCCATATGTTTAGTTTCAAACTTACAAAAAGTGATGGGAAGTTAGTCTATATTAATGAAAACACAAAGATTTCTTATCAATTATTTCTTGATAAACTTCAAGAAGGTCAGGAAATTGAAGTGTTTATGGGACTTACTTCAGACACAGGTAGTTTAGCACAATTAGCTAAAGTACATGCATGTATTAGAGAATTAGCCAAGGAATCTGGCTATACATTTGAAGAAATGAAATTTATAGTTAAAAAACATTCTGGACTCTGCTATGATGCAGGAGATGCAGAATATTGTAAGTCTTTTAAAGACTGTAGTAAAGATGAATTAGCAATGGCAATAGAATCTGCTATTGAACTTGGTAGAGATTTAAATCTTAACCTTGCTTAGGTTCAACATATCCTGGATCACCTGGTTCAAGAATTTCTTTTTCAGTATAATAATTAGGATTTTCTTGAACTTGTTTTTCTATTTCTGAAATTAATAATGTGATAGTATAAAATGCTCTTTCAAAGTTTCCAAGATCTTTATATTCTTTTGTAAGAATGTGTTGGACACTTTCTTCAGGGCTTTTATTATCTATTAGGTGCTTGAAAATTGTATATAAAGAGTCTTTTGACATTAGATAAAAGTTTTTGTTGACTTTTATATCAATTACTGCATCATCTTTAATTTCTTTTACTTTAACTGGCATGTTTAATTATTTTAACAAATATAAAAAATTATGATGATAGATGAATATAAACAAAAAATATTTGAAAAATTAGAACCAAGTGGTTGGGGAAAAGTTTTTAAATCTTATATATTTAGTTCTGAATTTACAGATATACTGAATACATTATATACTATGAGTGTTCAAGACAAAAGATTTACACCAGCACTTAAAGATGCATTTAGATCATTTGAAGAATGCCCGTATGATGAACTAAAATTAGTTATTGTTGGTCAAGACCCTTATCCACATCTTGGGCAAGCTGATGGTATAGCATTTAGCTGTAGTAAAACAGGTAAATTACAACCAAGTCTAAGATATATTTTTGATGAAATAAATAGAACTATATATGGTGATAATCAGCTATGTACAGATGTTGACTTAAAGCGTTGGTCTAACCAAGGAATACTATTACTTAATACAGCTCTTACAACTGAAATAGGTAAAATTGGTCAACATTATGATTTATGGCAAGGATTTACTAGTTATTTATTTGACTATCTTAATCATAATAATAAAGAACTTGTATATATTTACATGGGTAAAAAAGCTCAAGAATGGGCAGACTATGTAAGTGATGATAACCATAAAATATTTACAAGTCATCCTGCAAGTGCAGCTTATAACAAACAAAAAGAATGGAACTCAGATAATGCTTTTCTAAAAGCACAACATCTAGTTGCAGAAAGTACAGGATATATAATTAATTGGTAGTATGGAAGATATATTTTTAAAGTTAATCCGGGAGCATATAACTCCAAATAGTTATTATATTTTATATTGTGTAAAGAATAGTATAATTCCTTGTTCTTATGTAAACAAGGAGCTAGAAGTTAAAAGATTAATTTCTGATGGATGGTTAAATGAAGACTTGACATTAACAGATAAAAGTATTATCTTTACTACTGAGATTGACGGATACTTTAAGAAGTCAAAGAAGAAAACATCTAAAACTTTATTGGGAGATAACTTTGAGGACAATGTGAAGAAATATTCAGAAACATTTCCAAGTATAAAGCTTGCCAGTGGTAAGTATGCAAGATCTAATCCTAAAAACTTAGAGAATGCATTTAGATGGTTCTTTGAAACTTATGATTACAGTTGGGATACAGTTTTGTTAGCAGTAAAAAAATATGTTTTAGAATACAGAGAGATTAATTATCAGTACATGAGAACATCTCAATATTTTATTAGAAAACAAAGCACTGACAAAACTTGGGACTCAGACTTGGCTGATTATTGTGAAATGATTTTAAACAAACCAGATGATGAAGTAATATTTATAAAGGAGAGATTATTTTGATAATAGTAAATTTAAAAAAACTGTTTATTGCTTTATTAGGAAGTATATGTTTATACTTAATAATTAGCAATTATGTAGTAGAAATGGGAGTGCTTCAATATATAATTATTGAAATACTTATCACAGCTGCTCACTTTTTATATGAGCAAATTAAACCTCATACAGAAGTCTAATCAATAATATATGTATAATAATGCTAGCCCTTTAAAGGCAGTGAGTGAAAGAGATGCTCTTAAAAAAGCTCTCTATAAAATGAAAGCTAGACACAATGGTCAACTAAAATCATTGAAGACAGCTTGGGTGAATTTTAATAATGCTTTTTGTGATGGTTTAGAATGGAGAACTATTACTGTTGTTGGTGCAAGACCAGGAACTGGTAAGACTTTATTTATGGAGCAATTGGTTAATGATGTCATTAAGATGAATCCTGACCAAAGTTTCAGAGTATTAAAGTTTCAGTTTGAGATGCTAGATGAGACAAATGGTATTAGAAAATTGTCTATGAATGTTGGTTCTGATTACAATACTCTGATGAGTAAGGAAAAACCTGTGGACAAAAGTATTTTTCAAAGGTGTGTTCAGTTTTATGAAAGTACAGAAAAATATGATGTAGTAGATGTGGTGTATGATCCATGTACAGTGGATGAGATGTGTGCTACTATTCATGCTTATATGGAGAAACATAAAACAGAAGATGGTCATACTAATACTTTAGTTACTATAGATCACTCAGCTTTATTTAAGATTGGAAAGGGGCAGAAGGATAAGTTTGAGATGTTAAATAGTTTAGGTGAAGCCCTTACAGAAATGAAGAAAAAGTTTCCTGTGGCATTTTTAGTTCTTAGTCAGTTAAACAGAAATGTTGAAACTGTAGAAAGAGCAAAAGATGGTACATATGGAAATTATATTCTTGACTCTGATTTATATGGTTCTGATGCTTTATTACAACATGCTGATGTAGTGCTTGGTATTAACAGACCATTCAACAGAAGAATTAAATTCTATGGTCCAGAAAAGTATATCATTAATGACCCTGATCTTTTAGTATTTCACATACTAAAATCAAGAAATGGTTTTATGGGTATGAACTTTTATAGATTGGACAGTACAGTAATGAGAATTGTTGAAGTTGATCCACCACCTACATCATCACATTAATTTTAAAAATATGTATAACAGAAAAGACAAAGAAAAAGAGTTGATGGAATATCACTCTGGTTATCTAGAGAAAGTGAATTCTAGTTACCAATTTACTGCAAAAACTGCTTTTTATAGCAAAGGTAAATATGGAAGACAGATTCAGTTATTTGAAAATGAGCTAAATAAGGGTTCTGATATTTATATAGAGTTTGTAGATTTTGAGCGAGATAGTAGAGGTGTAGAAACAAACATGGTTCCTATGTTCTGGGAAAGACCACTATTTAAATACAGATACAATCCTTATTTTAAGGAGGAGTATGAAGTTAAAGTTTCTACAAATTCAAGAGGAGAAGAATACTCTGCTTATATTATACCTACCTCAGAGTTGGTATGTGTAAATAAAGGTTCTGAAGAAATTCCTTACAATGAGTATGAGAAAAACAGGACTACTGAGCCAGTAGAGCAAAAGAAGTTAAGTGTTTTTCCAGACTTTGAAGAGGAGTTTATTCCTAAACTTAAAGATGTAGAGAGTTCAGATGATGTATCTACTATTTTATTGGAGATTGCAGCTGGATTTCAAAAACTTGCAGTAGCGTTAAAAAACAAATAATATGAGTATAGTACTTCCAACTAAAAAAGTAAAGGCTGATAGAGTTAATCCTAAAAGATTAATTATCTATTCTAAGCCAAAAACTGGTAAAACAACTGCATTTGCAGGACTTGATAATAATCTTATCATTGACTTAGAAAATGGTGCTGGTTATGTTGAGGCTCTAAAGGTTAATGCAAATAATCTTCAAGAGCTAAAAGAAATCGGTAAAGCCATTAAAGAAGCAGGCTATCCTTATAAGTATGTTACTGTTGATACTGTAACAGCTTTAGAGGATATGGTTATGCCACTTGCAATTAACTTATATCAGAAAACACCAATGGGTAAGAATTATTCTGGAGACAGCATTCTTACATTACCAAATGGTGCAGGATATTTATACGTAAGGCAAGCTTTTTTTCAAGTTTTAGATTTTATTGATACTTTTGCTCCCCACATTATTCTGTCTGGTCATATTAAAGACAAACAGGTGGATGATAAAGGTGAGATGGTTATGTCAGCAAATATTGATTTGACAGGCAAAATAAAATCTCTAATTTGTGCTAATGCAGATGCTATTGGTTATATGCATAGAAAAGGTAATCAGACTATTTTGTCTTTCAAGACAAATGAGGAGACTACTTGTGGTGCAAGACCAGAGCATTTAAGAAATGAGGAGATATTAATTTCTGAAATGGTAGATGGTAAGTTAATAACTTACTGGGATAAAGTGTATAAATAATAAATAATAACAAAAATGGGACTAAGTACAAAAGATCTAGTAAATGAGAACAATGGTGGTGGAATGGCAAAAACTATTGCACCGGGTAATCACAGATTAAAAATTAACAGCATTGTGTTGGAAGACTTTCAATTTATTGATGGTGCAAAACACTTAATATTAAATGTTGAGACAGAACCAATTGAAGGGTTTGAAGGTTTTCTGATTGATAAAGATGATGAAAGCAAAGGTAAATATACAGGTCAAATTGGTCGGGTAAAAGCTAGTCAATATGCATATGCTGATGGACAAACTAAGTCTGGAATTAAAATTCAAAGAGATAGATCTTTGATGATGTTCTTGGCTAACTTGTCTAAGGCTACAGGTATAATGAAATGGTTTGAGGAGCAAGACAACAAATTCAATACTATTGAAGATTTTGTAAGAAACTTTAGTGACAATGCTCCACTTAAAGATAAGTATCTAGATTTCTGTATTGCTGGTAAAGAATATGAGAATAAGTCTGGCTATACTGCATATGACATGTGGTTACCTAAAGCAGAAAATAATAAGTATGCTTATGGTGAAGAGGGCTCAGAAAGAATTCTTAAATATGATGAAAGCAAACATCTTAAGAAACTTGAGATAAAGCCAGTAGATAATTTTGGAGATGATGATGATGATTTTGCACCATCCAAAAGATCTTCTTCTGATTTTAATCTAGATTAACAACTCCTACATAATGGGGAGTTAATCTAGCTCCCCTTATGTACTAAACTGGGTTGCTATGATTTCTACAAAGAACTTAATATATGATTTAGCTGATGTCCCAAGAGAATGGGTCTTTGAGCATTATCTAAACCTTACAGAAAAACTTACAGGTCAAGATATTAAAATGAAGTCAGTATTTAATACACGGGAGAAAACTCCTTCTATGTGTATTTATATTGACAGAAATAATATCTATAAGTTTAAGGATTTTTCTTCAGGTATTGGTGGTGATGCAATAAGCCTTGTCCAAAATCTATTTAATTTACCTACTAGAGGTTCCGCAAGTTATAAGATTATTGAAGACTATAACCAGTATGTTCTAAACAACGGTTATAATCCTATTAAATCTTACAAACAGCATAGTAAATTTAAAGTTACTGACTATGAAATGCGGCACTGGAATACTCTTGACCAAAAATATTGGATGGGATTTCACATTGGTTCTAGGTTATTATCTAGATA